CAGACCGTACAGACGCAGAACTAGCAGTAGACTTCACAGCAATGGGACACAGCATTGCATTGATTACAGACGTAATCGCAGGAAACAGCATGGCAGAAGATGATGCCGCAGATAGGCAGGACTGTGTTGATCGTAACACTCAGCACCTTGAGCTTATGAAAGCTAAGAGCGATTGGGGTAGTGAGAGTTTTACCGCTACTGACTCAGCTATCTCAGCAGGTAATGGCTACACCGCATCATGAGTTATTTAATAGACCTGTATGTACTTGCAACTTCACTAGTGACTATCGCTAGTGTTGTTTGTAACTACACAGACACGCCTAAGGACGATGCGCTTGTAGCTAAAGCGTATAAGTTACTTGAGCAGTTTGCATTCTTAGGTCACAAGGGAAAGCAGTAACCCTATGAAAGGTGCATTAATTCTCATTTTAATGTTTTTTTTTGCAACTGCATTGGGTCAAGAAGAACCAATGGGCGATACGGACTCAACCAACAATCAAGATGGTAATTTAAACACTAACACCGTTGGTTCAACCGTTAGTTCTAACAACCAAAGTAAAGATGAAAGTGTTTCCAATACTTACAATGGGGCAGGATCATCTTCTGATATGCCAGTTGGCAGTGCCATCGCTCCTAGTTACATGTCCAACGGAATGGAAACATGTCTAAGCGGTAGCGGTACATCTATTCAAACAGGTTTAATCGGTTATACCAAAGGCAGTTATCAAAAGGATGTTGACTGCAATAGAAGACGTGATGCAAAAACACTTAGCGATCTTGGCATGAAAGTGGCGGCCATTGCTAGAATGTGTGAAGACGTTAAAGTGTGGCGTAGTCTTTTTATATCAGCAACACCTTGTCCAGTATTGTCAAGCGGTCGTTTGGTAGTGGGTAAAAGAGCATTCTTATTAATGAAAATGCAACCTAGTTTATACATACCAGATTATGGTGATGTTTATTTAAAGCGAACTGCAACATGGTCTAAGAAAATCCCAACACCAAGATACACAGAAACTCAAGAATGGTACAATTCAATTTTAGGAATAGGTGCAGAAGATGAAAACAAAGATGAAGAAAGCAATATTGTTGAGTCTGTTTCTGACCAGTTCCGCAGTGCAAGGAAGTGAATTAGATTCTTTAATTGCAACTTCTTCTGCCATTGTTGACCAAATTAATAAAGGGATTTTAATGACAGGCGCGGCTATGGGGTATTCCCACACTGGCACTGGTATTTCTGATGGTCAATTAGCAGGTACAGCATACATATCTAGTGATCAAGTCTTAGCATATAACGCGGCTTTGTCTGGCATGGTTTCATATATGCCTTATGGTTCAGCAGAACAATACCTCGAAGAACAAGCAGAAGCAGAACTTCAGTTGATGGAGGACGCCATAGATGTGTTTACTACCGTAGTAATAGACATGGTTGCAGTCCAAGAAGTTTCTGAATTAGCTTCCGAAGCGTCAACTCCTGACGATGAAGCGGCTGTGCAAGAATATGTGACTAACAACACTGATGCACTTACTATAGATCAGGATGACGCTGATACTTACAATCAATCTTTGGATGACATAGAGATACATGCTAACGCGGCAGGTGCTTTCTTAGGTGTAGCGGCCAACGCTGATGCTGTTGCTTTCTTAGATCAAGGCGCAATGGATAATAATACTCGCATTGAAGACAACACTCTTAGCTACAGTGCATCCAACCAAGCGGTTAGTTTAGCTTGGATTTCTGGCAATCCTGCTACAGATGTTTATGTGAACGGCACAGATCAATTTAATATTAATCTTTATGTCAGCCATGCGGATATCTTAATTTCAGGAGAGTCTAGTGAACTCTACCTTACTGGTCCTACCTATCTTGGTTATGAATGCTTTGTTACTCAAACTAACTGTGAAGAAGGTGAAGGGTGAGCCTAGAGAATACAGAACTAAAAATAGGCGATGTATCTTTTAAGGGTGTCTATATTGCCATTTTGTTTAGCTTGGCAACAACATTAGGTGGGGGCGTCTGGACGGCAAGCAGTCTATATAGCAGACTTGAAGCTGTAGAATCTACGCAAATACCTGACATAGCACCGCTTGAAGAATCAGTTTTAACAAACAGGCAAGAGTTAAATGCTCAAATAGAACTGATTAAACAAGAATTAAAAGATAATAATGTATCGCAGTTGCAGGGCAAACTTGCCACGCTTGGTACTAACCTAGTGACTATACGAGATCAACAGGAAAAACTGTTAGCGATTGACTCAAGCGTCGATCAGTTGGAAAAAGACATATCACGCATGATGGCTATTGTAGAAAAAGCTGAATTGCTGACTAAGGCAATGTCTGACCTAGACGCAAGAATGAAGGTATCCCAAAGAGAAATTGAAGATCTTTGGCAAGGCATGGACTACATTAGTAATCCTTTAAAATAATAAACTATTATAAACTTTATATAAAGGAATATATAAGATGGGTGAACCAACTAAAGAAGCGTTAGATGTAGTAGCAGCCTCAACAGCAGTATTGTCTCTTGCCTCTTGGTTGCCTCCTACTGCTTCTATTTTGACTATAGTTTGGTTAGGTCTACGTATTTGGGAATCTGAGACAATACAAAATATAGTTAATAAAAAACCTAAGTAAAGTTTATCTTGACTTTTAACTAAAAATAGTGTATAATAATGAGTATATTAAATAGTTTAATAGCCCCAGTAACTAGTTTATTAGATAAAGTAATTGAAGATAAAGATCAACGAAATGCCTTAGCTCATGAGATAAGTACTATGGCAGATCGTCATGCTCAAGAGTTAGCCAAAGGTCAGTTAGAAGTAAATGCAGTAGAGGCTGCTCACAAGTCTTTGTTCGTCTCAGGTTGGCGACCCGCTATTGGGTGGATCTGTGGATTCGCTTTAATGTATTCTACTATCCTAGCGCCAATCTTAGGAATTTGGTTTACTGTCCCATCTGTAGATAGCTCACTTCTCACAAGTGTACTCATGGGTATGTTAGGTCTTGGAGCCATGCGTACAGTTGAAAAAACAAAATCAGTAGCGAGAAATAATTAATGGCTCTAACACCTAAAAGATTTGGAACTCCTAATCCTTTTGCTAGTTCTTTTGATCAAGAAGAAGTAGGCACAGGTTCGGTTGGTGATTTCTTATTACCTACTCTTGCTGATTATGAGCCACCAATGTCTAGTGCTAACCCTAAACCTTCTGCTCCTGATCCTTTTGATGATTCTGATCCTGTGTTCACACCTAAACCTGAGGTTACTCCAACATTTGGCGGTACAGGCACAGGAACAAACCCTGAAGATCCACGGATATCAGCTCCTTCTTTAGCAGGTATAACAACATACGACACACCTGAAGAATCTATATCAGCTTACGCTCAATGGCTTAAAGGTCAACAAAGACAAAGCCAAGCATTATCAGCAGCAGCCATAGAGTCAGGTGATTATAGTGGTCTTGAAGGTGTTGATATAAATGCAATCAACAGAGATCCTACACGGTCTTTAAATGAGTATTCAACTCAAGAAGTAGATGTAAATCTTCTTGATTATATTAAAGAAAATAACATACCACCTTATAAAGAAGTGGATGGTCAAAAGGTATTCTTTAATACTGGTACTGATACTTCCATGCCTGATCTTGCAGCATCAGGTGATGCACATAAATCAGGTGGTAAGTATATATCCGTAGGGCCAGTAGGGTCTTACTCTACTATATGGGTTCCAAAACTTTCTACTTTTGACAGCATATTAAGTATACCTGCTTTATCAGCAGCTTTAAGCCTTGTTACTGGAGGATGGAGCAATGTTATAATTACAGCTGCTAAAGCACTTACTGGACAGACATTACACGGTTCTGATTATTTATCTGCCGCTGCGGGATATTTTAACCTGCAGTTTGGAGAAACGCTTGATTTTGTTAGTTTTACAGCTGCAACCGATAACGGTTCTCAAGACGAGCAAGACGCGGCTAGTAGACAAGCGGCTCTTGACGCTTTGGCGGCGGCAGCTATTAATGATCAAGATGCTATAGATGGTCAAGCTGCTGCAGATGCTCAGGCTGCTATAGATGCTCAGGCTGCTATAGATGCTGCTCAAATAGACGCTAATTCTACTACTGTTACTGATAGTAGTGGTGAAGACGTTAATCCAACAGGTGAAACTCCTGAGCCTGTACCTACAGGTGTAAGTGAGATTGACCCTTATCCATATGATGTAGAACCTGTTGAAGCACCCCCAATTGTAACTGACGCTCAAGGTGGTGGTGCAACTGAACCCACTTTAGCGGAAATACAAGCAGAGGTTGCTGCTGCTAAGGCTGCTAAAGAAGCTGCAGATGCTCAGGCTGCTGCAGATGCTCAGGCTGCTATAGATGCTAGAGATGCAGCACAGGCAGCTGTAGATGCAATACAAGATGCTTTAGATGCTACAAATGGCGATGGCGGCCCTCTACCTGCAGGTCCAACGCCTACACCTACACCTACACCAACACCAACACCTACGCCAACCCCTACACCTACGCCAACTGATGATGGTGGAACAGCTCCTACAGAAAATCCTGATCCTCCAACATATGATAGGGAAATACCTAACCCCGACTTTGATCCTGAAACAATGGATAACACAGTTCTCCGTCAAGTTTATGAGGCTGTTTTAGGGGCAGAAGATTCTGTTATAAGGGGAAAACTTTTAGAAACATATGAAAAGATGGGTGGGAATCACGTTTCTGAGTTAGAAGATGGTCAGTCTTATGACGATACTTACGATGAATACCCTCCTGATTATATAACAGGGGAATATGAATTAGAAACATTTGATGAAGATGTGTGGGCTGCTCAATGGCCCGATGGTTTCATAGGTGGTTCTTTTGATGATATAGACTTTAATGGTGATGGCGTTATAGATTCTTCTGAGATGTATGATTGGGAACATACTGTTGACGGTGATGGTGAAGAACCTTTAACTTTTGAACAGGTATATCAAGACATAGTAGATTGGATAACTAATAATCCAACACCTACACCTACTCCAACACCTACACCTACGCCTACACCTACGCCTGTGCCTACTCCAGTTCCTACCCCAGTGCCTACGCCTGTACCTACACCAGTGCCTACACCAGTGCCTACTCCAGTACCTACTCCTGTACCTACTCCAGTACCTACTCCAGTACCTACTCCAGTACCTACTCCAGTACCTACTCCAGTACCTACGCCAGTACCTACTCCAGTACCTACTCCAGTACCTACTCCAGTGCCTACACCGGTGCCTACACCAGTGCCTACGCCAGTGCCTACGCCTACCCCTACGCCCGATACTGGAGATACTGGAGATACTGGAGATACTGGAGATACTGGTGACACTGGAGATACTGGAGATACTGGAGATACTGGAGATACTGGTGACACTGGAGATACTGGAGATACTGGAGATACTGGTACTACAGGTACTACGGGTACTACAGGTACTACGGGTACTACAGGTACTACGGGTACTACAGGTACTACGGGTACTACAGGTACTACAGGAGATGGTACAGGAGATGGTACAGGAGATGGTACAGGAGATGGTACAGGAGATGGAGATGGTACTGGTGCTGGTGGTGGCGGTAGCTCTTTACCTTCAGCTACAAGAACCACAGACTCTTTATTCAAGGACATGCTTACTTTAAAGACAAAGGTAGGCTCTACTCAAGGACTCTTATCTTTTAATCCTTATGCTCCACAAAAGCTAGCTCCTGCTCCATTAGCTAGGACTGACATATTACAACAATTTTTAAATCAACAAAGACAACCACTGGAAGCTCCTGCTAGACGTCAAGGTATGCTAACAGATGCTCAACCACCAAAAAGGTTCCCTTACTAATGACATACTTACAACTTGTAAACAGTGTACTTCGCAGAATTAGAGAAGATGAAGTCTCAAGTGTTTCTCAAAATAGTTATTCTAAACTTGTAGGGGAGTTCGTTAACGATGCTAAACGCTCAGTAGAGGACTCTTATGATTGGACTGCTTTACGTACTACACTAACTGTCTCTACAACTGATGATGCCTTTAACTATACCCTTACTGGCTCTCAGAACAAGATGAAGTTATTAGATGTCATTAATGATACCTCTAACTTCTTTATGCAGTATCGTACCTCTAGGTGGTTTGACAATGCTTTCTTAATCAACGATGCACCTACTGGCACACCTCAGTTCTATAGCTTTAACGGTGTAGACGCTAATGGCGACAATGGTGTAGATCTTTACCCTAAGCCCGATGGTGTGTATCAAGTACGCTTTAACGTAGTATTACGTACTGCTGACTTTACCTTGGATGAGGATAAGCTTACAATACCCTCCTCTCCTGTAGTTCAAATAGCGACTGCTTTGGCTGCTAGAGAGCGTGGTGAAACTGGCGGCACTAGTGCAGCAGAGTTGTTTAGTTTAGCTGACAGGACACTCTCAGACGCCATAGCATTTGATGCTGCTCAACATCCTGAAGAAACTATCTGGTATTCTTAAATGGCACAACAACTACAGAACATCACAGTAGCAGCACCAGCTTTCTTTGGTCTTAACACGCAGGACTCACCTATTGGTGTTGATCCTTCCTTTGCATCCGTTGCTGACAACTGTGTCATTGACAAGCTAGGACGCATAGGTGCGCGTAAGGGATACGTAGCTGTCTCAGGTAATGGCTCTTCGGTGTTAGGGAGTAGTCGCGGCATTGAGACAGTCTTTGAGTTTGTGGACACTAGCGGAACTAAGGTTGTCATATCCGCAGGTAACAATAAGATATTTAAAGGCACTACTACTCTTGTTGATATTACACCTAGCGGGTATTCCCCGTCAGCTAATAACTGGAAGTGTATTTCTTTTAACAACCATTTGTATATGGTACAATTAGGACATGTACCTTTGATTGCTACTGACGAGTCAGGTTCCTTTGTCTTAGAAGCTATTACTTCTCATTCACATGCCACAGGTACAATGCCTCTAGCTAATGAAGCTTTAGCTGCCTTTGGTAAGTTATGGGTAGCGGACATTGCAGGAGACAAGCATACAGTCTATTGGAGTGATACACTCAATGGTCATGCTTGGACAGGTGGTGCTACAGGTAGTCTTAACTTAACAACTGTATGGCCTACTGGTCACGATGAAGTAGTAGCACTGGCGGTCCACAATAACTTCTTAGTCATCTTTGGAAAGAAGTCTATACTTGTGTACTCAGGTGCTTCTTCCCCTGCTTCCATGACCCTAGCTGATACAATAGAAGGTGTAGGTTGTATAGCCCGTGACTCAGTACAGCACACAGGTACGGACATCTTGTTCCTATCGGACTCAGGTGTACGTAGCTTTGGTAGGACTATACAAGAAAAGTCTATGCCCATGCGTGACATTAGTAAGAATGTACGTACTGATCTTATGCACGAAGTACCACTACAGACTAACGCTATTAAGTCTGTATACAGCGCAGATGAAGCTTTTTATCTCATAACGCTACCTAACAGTAACTTAGTCTACTCTTTTGACATGCGGTCGCCCTTGGAAGATGGGTCACAACGTGCAACCTCTTGGTCTAGTCTCTTGCCTTTGTCACTGACAACCCTTGAAGATGGTACAATATACTTTGGTCTTGCTGCTGGTATAGTTAAGTACAGTGGCTACTTAGATGGCACCGCTAACTACCAGATGCGTTACTTTAGTAACCCAATGGACTTTGGTAATGCTTCCAACTTGAAGTTCCTAAAGAAGTTTACTATCACTGTCATTGGTGGTCAAAACACTAACTCTACTTTAAGCTGGGGTTATGACTATACGACTAACTTTACTAAACAAGTATTTAGCTTGTCAGGTTCAAGTAATGCAGGAGAGTATGGTCTTTCGGAATACAACACAACCGCTGAGTACACCGCCTCTGCTGTTATCAACACTCCTAAAGTTAACACTAGTGGTAGTGGTGAAGTTGTTACTATAGGTGTTGAGTCAGAACTAAATGGTTCAGCTTTTTCAATTCAAAAAATAGACATACATGCTCTACTAGGGAGACTTATTTAATGTCCAACTATACAAAGACTACTAACTTTGCGACTAAAGACTCTCTCAGTTCGGGTAATGCGAACAAGATTGTTAAAGGAGCAGAGATTGATACAGAATTCAATAACATTGCCATAGCTAGTGCTACTAAAGCCAACACTGCTGAACCTACTTTTACAGGGACTGTCACTGCTCCCACCGTAACTGTCACAGGCACCTTAACGGCTGATACAATTACTGGAGGAGCATACTAATGGCTGGATTTTGGGAAGGCCTTGGAGGATTATTAGGTGGAGCAGGTTCTTACTATTTAGGAAAGGAGAACATTGCTGGTGCAAAACAGTTGGGTTTAGATACCCAAGCAGGTGCTGACCTTTTAGCGGAGCAAGCTCGTGCAGGTACTGAGTTTAAACCTTATACTGTCACTAGTGGCTTAGGCAACGTAGGCACAACAGCTGAGGGTGGTTTTAACATTAACCTATCCCCTGAGCAGGAAGCCCTACAGAGCCAGCTAATGGGTCAAGCAGCTGGTTTGTTTGGTCAGGTAGGGCAAGACCCTGCTGCACAGCAATCGGCCATCTACGAGCAACTGAGAGCCACTCAGCGCCCTGAAGAGCAACGTCAGCGTTTAGCAACTGAAGAACGTATGTTATCTCAAGGACGCTTGGGTATGCAATCTAGTGCTTATGGCGGTGCATCGCCTGAGTTACTAGCACAAGAGACTGCTCGTCAGGAAGCAATGGGTCGCGCTAACATTGGTGCTAGACAACAGGCTCTATCGGAACAACAACAAGCACTAGCTGGTGGACAAGGTTTATTAAATGCTGGATACTCTCCACAGCAGCAAGCTTTGGCTATGCTACAGAGTAGCTCAGTACCTGCTGGCTTTGCTGATATTGGCCGTAGGTCAGGCACAGAGTTTAGTTCTCAGTTAGGACTAGGCGGCTTAGAGTCTCGTCTTGGTGCTGAAGACTTAGCCAATAGATTACAGCTACAGCAAGGGCAAGGCGCTCTTGATACTATCTTTGGTCAACAAGCTACTCCTTTGGAACAAGCGCAGATAGCTGAGATTTATGCTAAGATGGGAGGCAATCCTAATAGTGGCGGTCTTTGGGGTGCTATTTTCTCAGATAGTCGTCTAAAGGAAAACATTGAAACAATAGGTAAGGACACAAGAACAGGCTTGACATTGTATAACTTCAGCTACATTGCTGATCCAAGTAGTGTTATATATGAAGGTGTCATGGCTCAGGAAGTTCTTGACTATATGCCTGAAGCAGTAACTACCGCATCTAACGGTTATTATGCCGTTAACTACGAGATGCTAAATCTGGAAATGAAAGAAGCGGAGGTAGCATAATGGCTAGTCAAGATTTAGCGAGACTACTTACAGGCGTAAGTGGCGCACAAAGACCTAACCCTAATCAGGGTTCAGATGAGTGGCGCATGGCTTTCGGTGCACAACAGGCGCAGAACCTAGGGAATGCTGTGGGTAATGTACCTACGATGTTTGGTGGTGAGCGTAGTGTTAACCCACAGGAAGCAATTCAGATAGGCATGGGGCAACTGGATCAAGGAAGCATAGAGGACTTAAAAACCTTGGCACGTATGCAACAAATGCGTGGTGACTTGGAAGGAGCTGCTAGGACTGCTGCTAAGATTCAAGCTATGCAAGATAAAGAAGCAAGTGCTTTGTCTCTAAGCGCCCAAGCTCAAGCAGTCATTGAAGGTTTACCTGCTGAGTATGCTGGCCTGAAAGGAGCTATAGGAAAAGGAAACATCGAAGCCCTTAAAAAAGGAATTGAGATACTAGGTACTATACCTAAAAAACCTACTAGGGAAATAGCTAACCTAGTTAATGTGGCTTCTGGTAAGTCCGTTAAAGAAATAGAGCTTAGAGATGGAGTACCCTATTCTATGACAGGTACTAGACTAACACCTCAAGAATTAGACGGCTTTGTTGTTAGCAAGACTGTTGTTAAACCTTCTCGTGCGCTTATAGATCAAAGAGTCAGCCCGACAGAGGAAGCTCAGGCTGCTGCCTTGGCTCTAAATCTAAATGACCAAAGATTAATGTTTGAAACTGTACAACCTGAGCAGGAAGCAGCTAGACAAAAACTAGAAACTGCTCAAAGGGTATATACTTCTATTGCAAAGGGCGCACCCAGTGGTACTGCTGTTGAAATAGCAGCTAAATGGGCTGGAGATATACAGAGTCTATATGCGTTGACAAACAAAGAAGCACCTCAATCAATATTATCCGCTGTAAACGATGCTTCCTCTTTAAAACAAATTGGCTTTGAAGCAATGCTGCCTTTAATTGAAGCACAGGGAAGAGGTTTTACAGATAAAGATAGAGAACACGCTAAAACAGTACTCCCAGGATTGTCACAATCGTGGCAATATAACGAAATGGTAGCAGATTTAGATACTATAGGTGCCTTAAAAACGCAAGATCAAATGCGGTTTGCTACTAAACGTAAAAACCTTACGGAGATTACATCTTCTGGTAGTGAGACTTTATGGAGTAATTATTTAAATGATCTCCCATTGTCTAAGGTTGAAAAAACAACTAGAAACGGTTTGACTTATGATCGTTTAAAGCCTATTAGAGACAATGAAGACTTGTCTCAGTACTGGGTAACTGAACGTCCTGAAGGTTTTAAAGTGAAAAATGGAACAAAAGTTACTGAACTAAGCATGTCGGACATAAGAGACACAGCAAAAAACCACGGTATATCTGCTAGAGAGTATTTAGCTGATTTATCAGAACAGGGCTTACTCATTGATGGGGTTTATAAATAATGGCTGTTATTACTATAGAAGGTTATAACCCTACTATACCAGAGTCATCAAATGGCAGTGTTGTTGATATAGAAGGATTCATTACTCCTAATCAAGCGTTACAACAGCTTAAAGCGGAGCAAAAGGCTCAGATGTTGGCTGATTTGCCTCCTTTTGACCCAGCTGAGTTGCCTGAACTACCAACAGGAGAGTGGGAAACTACTGGTCAGAAAACAACTGGAGAACGAACCAGAGAAGACATAAAGCGTTTTTTTGAACCTATAACTAATCCTGTGTTGGAAGTGATGAATGCTGTGAACGCTGGTATTTACGGCACTGCTTTTGATTTAGCAGTGGCTCCTTACGAGTTAGCTACGGGAGAAACCGTAGACCGTCCTTCTCAAGTTAAAAACCAGACTTTTATGCCTAATCCTGAAGATGCTGAGTTCCTTGATAAAGGTGTTTTTTATGCTTCTCTTGGTGTGGGCATAAACGCAGCGGCTAGGTTAGCTGTGGGAATGCTAGGTAAAAACATGGCGCTAAAAGTTGGGACTAGGTCAGGTTATAATCCTCTAACAGGTAAACCTTTTGCTAGGGTTGGTGGAGAGTCTAAAAGAGCCGCCATTACTAGAGATATAGCATCTACTTCTATGTCTGGAGAAGTGTCTATAGGTTTGGGCATGGCTTCTGCTGGACAGCTTTCCGAAGGTTTTGATGTTGAAGTTTATGATGTTGATCCTTTAAAACTACCTTTAGAAATAGCAGGTGCGGTAGCAGTAGCTACAAGACCTTCTACTTACCTAGACTTAAGCACTGGCTATGCCCGTGATGTAATGCGTTCATATAGAGATATACCTGTTGATCCTTCACTTATTAAAGGTTTATTGACACCAGAAGAATCAGCCATCCTCAGGCAGTGGGAAGAAAAGTTTGGTGAACAAAACATTGTTAAAGCTAGTCAAGAACTTAGAGGAGGAGCTGCTAATACTGCTGGTAACAGAATAAGCCCTGTAGAAGCTAGACAGGCGCTAGAAAATGCTTCCGAAGATACTGTTTTATCTGTAGCGCAGAAGGTGGATGATGCTGGAGTTTTTACTCTACAAAGATCACTTGCCGCTGAAGACCCTATTTTTGCTGCTGATGTTAAAGAAAGTATAGACTTTGCTCAAGCTTCTTTAGCTAAAGAGTTTAAGGACTTAATGAACCCCTCTACAGGTGAGTTTAGCTTTGATGCCTTTAAACAGTTAATGCCCAAGATACAAGATGATTTACTGAGACAAGTAGACGATAGACTGTCTGCTGCTCAAGATAAACTAGCTACTATTACTAGGATCTATGAACATGATCCTGTAGCTGCTTCTAAAGAGTTTACCAAAGTTTTTGATGAAGTACTTGCGGACATAACAGCACAAGAACAGCGATTATGGGGTACTCTGAATGATACTGTGGTTGTACCTACTGCTTCTTTAAGACAAGAGGTTGCACGTATATTATCGGAAACAACAAAACAAACCACACTACCTAAAGAAATCATTGAAGAGATGTTAGGCAGGAAAATAACTAGAACTAGTCAGGGTTGGAGATTAACTAAGGGGGTTGGAGATAAACCTGCTGCGCGTCCTAAAGTTGTTCTTTTAAATGCAGAAGCGCCTTTAGTTTTAACAGAACTTAGAAGTAAGTTATCTGCTATGAGTAGAAATGCTAACAAAGCAACTGAGCCATCACTACAGTACGACCAAGGAGTTCTTATAAAACTTCAGCAAGCTGTTCTTGATAGCCTAACTAGAGGATCTGATGGTGTAGACCCTGCTCTAAGAGAGGTTTATATAGCTGCTACCGCTTTTACTAAAAAGAAGCACAATGCTTTAACTAGAGGCACTTTAATACCTTCTGTTCGTAAAGCTCCTCAGGAAAGAAAGTTAGGTAAGCTATTAGGGAAAGACACTAAAGATCAAGAAGACATTGCTGTTGCAGCAAGTGAGCTAGAAAAAGTCTTTAACGTAGCACCTGTGACTCCTGAAGCTAAATCAGCAGCACTTAAGAACGCAGAGCAATATTTGTTAAATAAGTTTTCAAAGGAAGTTGATCCTACAGATTTAGCGACCTATGATCTATTCCTAGCTAATCACAGGGATTGGATCAGAAAGTTCCCTGAGATAGGTAGTATTATTAAAGATGCACGAAAGAAAGCTAAAGCACAAGGAGTAGTTGTGCAGAACGCCTTAAAAGCACAAGAGGCTAAGAGACTTGACGAGTTTTCTACTATAGCAGGTGCTAATCCAGAAAGAGTAATGGAGACGATACTTCACAGTGCTAACCCTTCTCAAACCTCTGCTAGGTTTAAGCGTCTAATAAGCGGAAACAAAGTAGCCTTAGAAGAGTTTAAAACAGCAATCTCTACTAAAATAGCTGCTGAGTCTTTAAGGATGGTAGACAAACAGGTTGCGGGGGCTGGTAGACAAGAAGTGATACAGCCTGATTCTTTCAGTGTAGTCCTTGACAGGCTTGGCCCTTTAACAAAACAGTTTTTAAGTAAAGCAGAAATGGCTAACTTAGAAAGAATACATAATTACTCAAGTGTTATAATGAGAGACTTACAAACCTCCGTTGCTAAAGGGACTCCTCCATTTACGGCATCTACACTAGCATTAGAGTTTCTAGCTAAGTTAGGTGCTTTAAGAGCAGTGAGTGCTGTTACAGGTTCACAGTCTATTGTATTGTCTGGTGTTGTTTCTAAAGGAGCCACAGAGGGGGTTAGACGTTTATCAGTAGACCAGACCAAGGCAGTGATGAAAGAGGCTTTTAAAAATGAAGAGCTTATGAAAATACTTCTGAGTCCCAACATAACTCAAAAACATCTTGAAGCATTACAGAATCCCAATAGGATTAGGACGGGACGTATCTTGTTCAATGCTGTTACAGAGAGATTTACAGAAGATGTAGATGAGTTAAACACACTACAGACACAGTAGTAACAAAAAGCCCCCTAGGTTTCTTTCTTAGCTCCTAGGGGGCTTATGTACACTACAGTATACATTGTACAACATACACTACACTATTTCACATGTACCACCTACACAGGCTAACTCTTGACTGCCTGTTGTATTATCCTCTTGTTCAAAATGTACAAGGTCATTCCAATCTACACCTTTAGGCATCCCTGCTAGTAACCTTTTGTATTCTTCAGCACTGATGTCCTCATAGGGGGCTTGCTGATACACATGATCACTCACTGGCAACAAGCTGATGCCGCTAACGGTATCAAAGTTTTCCCATATCCACTGTGCTACTTGCAGGAACTCGTCATCCGTGTAATATACAGTGATGCTTGGTTTATGCTCACACCAATGATCTTGGTAAGCCTTCCACAGCTTTAACTGCTCCATAGCGCCTACTTGTTTCACAGTCACTGAACCTTTAGGGGATTTCACAGGAAAACCAAACACCAAGGATTCCGTAGACATTACATCTTGTTCTACTGGGAATCCTGCGGCTTGCATAAAGACTGCCAGCGGGTCTTTCTTATCCGAACGTACTCTTCTAATGTAGTTGTCAGAGAAACGAGGGTGAATGCCAGAGGCAGAGTCAACAAGCTGAGATACAGTACCGCTTGGCTTAACACATGTAATAGCCACAGACTGATTAACACCAAGCTTCTCAGCCCATTTCTTGTTGGTAACGACAGCCACTCTTTTAAGGTCTTCAAGGTTTTCATTTAGTCTATCCGTACAATGGTTAAGTAAATTGTTATCCATGATACCTGTTAAGCTGACACCTAGTAACGCCTCTTCCTCTGTGTTCCTCTTCCAAATAGCCCTCAAGTATCTGAAGTCAGTCAAGGTGGACTGTAGTGTGCCTATGATCGCTGCAATCTCTACTTTCTTCTTGAGTGTTGCTACTGTATCATCTGCACGTACAACCACCTCAGACAGGTTACAGAACTGATTACTCCGCAAGATAATCTCAGAGCATGGGTTAGTACCAAAGTCCTGCTCTGCGTCCCTACGTCCGTTCTTAGCCGCTATCTTCTGTGCCGCTACTCGACTAAAGATACCACGCTCTCCTGCCTTAGACTCGTACATGGTCTGCATCTCAGATAGGAAGGACTCAAAGTCAGGCTTCTCTGTGTACGCTACGCTGTTATTAGCAAGCCTACGATGCCCTTCAGTTCTCCACCAATCTCCTGACTTAGCTTTAGCCATGCGAGGGTCAGACAAGTTAGACAAGCTAATTAATGCTGAACGTCTTACGCCTCCAACAACCACAATATCAGCTATCTTACAGCAGATGTCATGACATTCAATGCTTGTCAGCTTACGACCTTTAGCTTTCTGAAAGATCTCTACGCAGAAGTTAAACAAGTCAACCAAAGGCTCTGGCCCACTAGCTCTACCACCAAAGGTCTTGAGTCTTTCACCTGCTCCTCTAACTCTACTCACATCCCACTGTGGTATCTTACCAGCATACAGCATAGCAATAAGCTCACGGAATGCTGAAGCCCATCCAATCTTACTATCACTGACAACAATCACGCTATCGGTAGGGTGGAATGTCTCAGCTATTACAGGTAGCTTGTTAATAAAGTTACGTTCAACACTAAAGCCTACACCAGTACCGCACATAAGTACATACATTAGTTCATCAAAGCTGCGAGGTGAGTCAATGTGTAAGTAGCTACAGTTGAAGCCAGCTACGTTGTCCTTAGCTAACGCTGGCCCTGCTGTCATCATACAGCGCATACTGGGCATTACTTCTAGGTTGTAGATAGCGTCATAGATCTTCTTGCCCTCCTTTACTGTGATCTGCTCACGATCACGCCAGAATTGTACATAGCGGAAGACTGTCTCAGCCCAAGTCTCCCTACGGTTATGCTCAGGTATCCAACGCGCATAGCGGCTCTTGTGTATAAACTGTTGATACTGATCCATTAATTGTTCTCCTTGGTTACGATGTCTGTAAGCTTGTTTAAATACCACTGTGCTTTCCTTAAGTCCTCTACCTGCTTACCCTTGTAGTCATAACGCCAAAGGTACTTCATGGTGTTGCCTTTGAGATAGCCCTTAAAAGCTACTGAGGACATGGACTCTTCAATGGCTTCTATACACTCAATGTTTCCTGTGTTGTAGTGTATAGGCCTGTTGATCACATCCTCTCCCCAATCAAGGTCTTGAGTACAACCTTCCTTTACAAGCATCTCGTGTGCCTCTTCCATTGCTGGGTCAATCCATTTGTTAAAGATAGCGTTTGCTTTATCATTCGCTCTCTCTATAGCAGGGTGTGCCTTACGTAGTCTGTCCCAATCCTCTGGTGTTGCATCATTAAGTCTCATCTATTGTATCCCCTTCCAATTTAAAGTCTTCAGCAATCTCATCAAAGTCTCTGATAAGCATATGTTCAAAAGCTTCCAGTAAATCTTTGGTGCTTATCCCCAGCATCTCAATCACCAGCAGCTCATCCGCATTTACTATAATCTTCTCTTTAAGTTCCTCTAAGGTTAAAGACATTGTTTTCCCTTTATATATTTAGTCAGTTCCTTTGCCGTGTCTAGTGTATAATGCTTAAAGCCGTTCTTAACACACCACTCACCCATTGTAATCTTACCGCCCTTCCTTACCTTCTTGTTGGGATTGCTTAGGACAAACACTAGTTCCCAGTTGTCGAGACTATCTCGCACCGCTGTATACTTCTGTGTATCTCCTGCCCTAAAGAACCCCTTGCATTCTATCAGTACCTTCTTTTGCTCATGTACAAAGTCAGGTATGTACTTTCTATGTGTCGTGTAAGGTAAGCTGTAAGGCTCAAACAAGTACTGACCATCTAGCTTCTCTGATAAACTCTTCTCTAGTCCTGATCTAAACTGAGTCATTCAGCGTCTCCTCTATCGTCAGCCTGTGAAAGCTATCCCAATCCCTACGCATATAGAGCAAGTTCCAGCATGTCTCCAGACGCTCCTTCCAATCTTCAGGGTGAGCCTTTTGCCATGCTTCCTGTACCTTAGCCAGCATCTTAGGCTTACGTACATCAGCCAGTAGCTTCTCTGCTTTCTTAGGGCCAATACCTACAAGACCTTGAATTCTGTCAGTAGAGTCTCCTGTAAGCATCTGTATGCACATCTTGTAGTAGCCTTGATCTTCACATATATAGTATACAGTTTCTTTATTAAAGTTGTAATGCCAACCCTCTACCATGTCAATGTCTTTATCTATATGTGCTATGACAAAGTGTTCCTTAGCATCTAAAGCTTCCTGCGCCCATATACTGACTACATCATCTGCCTCACAACCGTCTGACTTATGGTGGCCTAAGCTGTAGGCGTACTCATTAATTGCCTTGCGTCTTTCCGTAAGCTTGGGATCAGGGTCTTCTTCGCCTTGTTGTTTTCGGTTGTTCTTATAATCCTCAGCTATCTCATAACGAAAATTACCTGAGCCTTTGATAGCTACGAACACTTTACTACTACAAGTGTCCCATCCTATCTTCTCTATCTCCTCATCATAATACTTCTTAGCTGTCTCTAAACTAATGCCCTTCATAGCTATCCTGTAGATAATTGAATCAGCATCAATGAAGCATTTGTCAAATGGCTTACCCTTTGGCTTATTCATTCATATCTCCCAAGGCTGAATCAATGTACCACTTGGCTGTCTCTACGTCACACTTGAACCACTCGTTACGTTGTTCGTAAGCATTGCCTAGTAGAGCGTGAGACATGGACTCAAGACGCCTACGGTCTGTTGTAGTTACCGTATGCTCGACCACATAGTCACGGAAGGGTGAGGACGTTTGATACTGATTAGCTCTGTCCTGTGTATCAATAGCCATCCCTACCTTGACCCAACCTTTCCATGCGGGGTTAGTGATGATGTACACCTGACCCTCTAGGCTCGTGTCATAGTTAGCTAAGGAGCTAAATGCTGCCTCTTCAAAGCCCTTGTAGCGTCCAGCTTTGTGCAATGGGTGTGTCTTAGGGATGTACTTACCATCCACCCACATGCGTGTATTCTGTCTAGCCTGTTGGGAGTCTGCTTTCCTACGTCCACCATCAACACCATTTAAATACCACCACTCCCCTTCTTCAAACACATAATCACCGCCTCTTGTGTTAGTAGGGTTAGTGGGTGTCTGCCCATGTGTCTCCGACTTTGTAGTCACCAGCGAGAGGGCAGTTGAGGTTGTAGTAAGTCCCTGCGGCTTGCATACAGCTGGTTGCAAGTCTCCCAAAGACATCTGCTTTTCCTGCTCTAACTTCAGTTTGGATTTCATCATGTATATTCCCTATAAAGTTATAGTCTATACCCCATAGTATAGCATATTCATTAAGTAAACACAACGCTTTCTTCATTACAATAGCACCTGATGACTGCAATAAAGTATTCAATGCCGCGTGTGCTGATCGTACATAGACCCTTCGCTTATCCAATCCAAGAACATAGCCTCTTCCAGCCGCCACTCCAACTCGTTCTCGTAGGCTTGCAAGAGCTGGCGTATTTCTAAGGAACTCTTCTTTAAGTCTCTTACCATCACGCTTAGTTCCTCCAACGATACTTCCGATTTTCTCGTCACCAGCCCCATACAAGAAAGCGTAGATGAAAGTCTTTGAAAGATCTCTAGTTTCAAGGCCAGCAGCCAACTGATTTGCCGTGTGAATGTCTCCGTTGAGTATTTCATTAGTGTATCCCTCGTCATTCATGTAATGAGCCAGCATTCGCAGCTCAAGTCCGCTTGCATCCATACCTACCAACTTGTATCCCTCTGGCACAATCCACACATCTCTGCACTCTCTGCCATAAGGTGATTTAATTGCTGGAATCTGGCCCATGTTAGGACTAGAGTGTGTCATGCGTCCCGTTACTGCCCCATTGGGGTTGACGTACCCATGTACTCTACCGTCCTTCTTAACCGCCTCTATCCAGCTCTGAACCTGTGCGATACGCTTCTGTATCATAAGGTACTCGCCTATCAATACCGCCTGTGGTATACCCTTAACTTCCCTAAGGACTGACTCGTCAACAATGGCCTGTCCTTTCTCAGTAAACTGCTTAGGTTTCCAGCCAAAGTACTGTAAGTGTCTGCCTATCTGTTGTCGTGACCCTAGGTTAAACATAGGGAAGTCAATGCGGCTAAAGGGTGCTACCGCTGTTTCCCATTGCTCTCCTAGGAACTTGAGTCCAACGACACTAATCTCGCCATCTTTCTTAATCTTAGGTGTAACTTGTTTGATGAATGTAGGCAATGGCTTGAATACCTCGTGTACCTTATCCTCAAGGTCGTACTTCTTCTCCTTAAGCTCTGCGAGTAATAAAAAACATTTCTCTTGATCTAAGAGCCATCCTGTTTTAATTTGCTTTGATACAATAGCTTGTACTTGGTGTTCAAGATCAATGCTTTCAGCGCCAAAATCTCTAAGCTCCTGAAGTAGTCTATTGTACACCAGCGTATTAACTCTAACATCCTGTACACAATACTCCACCATATCCTGCGAGAAATTATCCCAATCACTGTAATCACCTTTCGGTTGGTTTAATAGCGAACCCCAGTTCTCTAAGGAATGTCCACCGTCCCTTGATGGGTTAGCTAAACGTGATAGCACTAGGGTGTCCGTAATCTTACACTTGCTAAAATCAGTACCTAATAA